ATTATGCCTAAACTCGAAGAAGTTCTTCAAGATAAGCTTTGTTACGGTGGTGGTGATACATCAGTTGATATCGAGGCAGAAGTCGATAATATTGATTGATGTCCTCTAAGCTCGATCTTGATTACTACGAGAATATAATCCTCTTCAACTCTTTACTGAGTCAAGAGTATCTCTCGTCAATTATAGAGTATACAGATCCTGCATACTTTAATGATCAGAATATCCGAACGATATTCAAAAGCATTGCTTCCTACTTTCAGGAACGAGGCACTTGTCCTTCAATTACTGAATTAAAGGCTCGGCTTACTTCTGACGAAGAAAAGAAAGCATTTAATCACGTAGCTGCTAAGTTTAAAGAGCTTGATACTAAATTTAATAAAGAAGAGCTTCTTAATAATACAGAGCGATTCTTAAAAGAACGTTGTTTATATAAGACGATTGTTGATACCGCCGAAAAATACGCTCAAGGAAAGGCTGATCCTGCTGATACACTTGAGCAGTTTGAAAAGGCTTATAATATCACCTTGTCTGAAGATATGGGCTCGTGGTATTTTGAAGATATTGACGAACACATTAAAGAGCTAACAAAGGTTTATAGTCCGATACCTACTGGCTGGAAGTTCTTAGATGAAAGACTCGAAGGTGGTTTATTTCCTAAAACTCTTACTTGTCTTGTTGGCCAGGTTAACATTGGTAAAAGTATCTTTTTAGGCAACTTAGCAGCTAATATGGTAATGAAGGGTAAAAACACCCTTCTTATCTCTCTTGAAATGTCTGAGTTTATGTATGCTAAGCGAATTAGTGCACAACTCACTCAGATTCCTCATAATGAATTAAAAGTTTACACTGACGAACTTAAACAACAAGTTGAACATATTAATAAGCAATTAGAATCAAAACTTATTATTAAAGAGTATCCACCGAAAACTATTTCTGTAAGACATATCGACGGTTATATTGGTAAATTAAAGCATAGAGGTTTCACGCCTGAAGTAGTTGTCATTGACTATATTAATCTTCTTAAACCTACCTCAAAAAATCTTAACTCTTATGCTGAAGTTAAAGAGATTGCTGAACAGCTTCGCGCACTATCTTTTAAATATAATATACCATTTGTAACGGCATCACAGTTAAACCGCGGAGCATTTAACACTGTTTCGCCCGGAATGGAGGGTATTTCTGAAAGTATCGGTCTTGCTGCCACTTGCGATGTTATTGCATCGCTTTGGCAGGAAGAAGAAGATAGAGAGCTTGGACTCATTCACCTTGGTATGCAGAAAAACCGATTTGGTGTTAATTACGGTCACTGTACCTTTAAAGTTAAATACGAAACGTTAACTCTTTCAGAAGTTAACCCTGATCATTTTGCCACCGAGAACACCCAACAAGCTGTTCAAGAAGCTCAAGACACTTTATCTAAATTAGCAGAGTAGAAAAACCTTGATTAATAGCATTTTGTGTAGTAAATACTCTACATATAAATGTTTAACGAAAAGGTCCTTAATGACTTTAATTCCAGAAATGATCCGCTTAAGCAAGTCTGTACAAAAGAATACATTCTTGGGGTATTTCGTTTTGGTTCTTTTTTATCCATTGTTCATAATAAACGCTTGAATCCTGCTGCAATATTTGTTACAATTTTAGAAAATAAGGAGATTAGAGATTTGTTTATTGAAGTCACCAATTCTGAAAATGCTCACGAAGCACTACTTGGCCTGTTGCAACTTTATCCACCGCTACTAAAATCGAAAAACACTAAACGGCTGTTTAGAAAATCGATTAAAAAATGACGGATCTCGAGCGCAGAATTTATAATAAACATTTAGCTGTTTCTCGTTCTCTTCGTGGTAAGGCTTTTAAACTAAAGCAAGACTTTACTAATTTTGAAAACGACCCGAAATATCTACATATTAAAAGGCTTACTACTTTCTTTGCAAAGTATCCCGATGTCTGTATGGATACCTATTTTGTAGCACCCTACAAGCTATACCCTGATACACCCTATTTTGATCTTTCCTATTTTGCATCCCCAAGAGCTATTAAATGTTATACAATTTATAAGCAGCAATTATTTCAGCAATCACCTGATGCGCAAAGAGATGACATTAAAGAATCCTTACAATTTATTGTAAGATACTGCCTTCAAAATAATATACAACTTCATGATTATGTCTTCCATAAAGAAAGGTCTATTGAACCTATTTGGACCTATCATATTAAACATAATAAAATTAATCCCTACGTTTTAATGGAGTTCCCTAATCTTTTTAATACAATATCTAGTATGCCTCAAGATGAAAGAGAATTTCTTCTTGGTAATTTTGGCAGAAATTATCACGAATACCGGACAAGATATATGAATTCTAAAGAAGCAAAGCCGTTCCTCGAAAAAGCTTTTCTTCGCTTAAAACTTTTTGTAGATAAAAACTTGAAATCTACAAAATATCAACCATAATATACACACTATGACATTCACAAAAAATATGTTTAACGAAATTAAAGAATCTCTTTCCAGTAAAAAGGATTCTCCTTATAAAGAAATCATGAAATTTGAGCCTGGTAAGACTTACGTCGTACGTCTCGTTCCGAACGTAATCGACCCTAAGCGTACAATGTTCCATTATTACCACCACTCCTGGAATAGTCTTTGTAATGGTCAGTTTGTTACTACCCTTTGCCCCTCAACTTACGGAGAGCAGTGCCCGATCGATCAGTATGTCTTAAAGACTTATAATACCGGTACTGTTGAAGAGAAAAATAAGATTAAGCCAATCACTCGTAAGGAGAACTGGTTTGTCAATGCTTATGTTATTTCCGATCCTACTAATCCTGAAAACGAAGGTAAGGTTAAAGTTATCCGTTACGGTAAAGAGTTAGCTAAAATTATTAACTCTGCGATCGACGGAGACGACTCTGATGAATTTGGAGTTAAGATCTTCGACGTTGCTGAAGGTTGTTCCCTTAAGATTAAGTCCGAGTCTCGTACAGGTACAGCTGGTGGACGCGCCTTTGTAACTTACACGTCATCGAAGTTTACCTCACCGTCAAAGCTCGAGGGCATAGATGCTAAGAGGGTTGATAATATTTACGAGTCTCTTATTGAACTCGATAAGATCATTAAGCCTAAGACTTATGCTGAACTTCAACGTATGATGGATCAACACTTCTTCTGTGTCCAAGATATTGCATCAGTTGACGAAGAAGAGAAGGATGAACCAGCACCTGCTAAGGTTGCTGAAGCTAAGAAAAATGACGCACTCGATTCTATCTTTGCAGGAATCAAGGAGTCTTCTAATAAAGAAGTAGAAGAGAAGCCTGCTGTTGATGACACTGACGCTAAACTTAAAGAACTCCTTGCAAGTCTCTAATTTATGTTAAGAAGCAAAAAAAAGTTACTACACGCTAACCACAATATAGTTCATACACCAGAAGAAATAGAAGAACTAATATCAAAAGGAGCTCAGGCATATGAACAATATTTAGACGCTCTTGGCTTCGATTGGCGTAACGACCCTAATAGTGCTGATACACCTCGTCGTGTAGCAAAAGCGTTTGTTACTGATTTGGCTATGGGGTGTTATTCAGCGCCCCCTAAAGTAACCGCCTTTGATAATGTTGATGGTTATGATGGGATGGTTTGTCAAAATAACATTAAGGTAGTTTCAATGTGTTCCCATCATCATGCTCCCTTCATGGGTGTAGCTCATGTAGCTTACCTACCCGCTAAGAACGGTAAGGTTATAGGTCTATCAAAACTTAATCGTATTGTTGATTGGTTTTCGCGTCGTCCTCAAGTTCAAGAGAACCTCACTATGCAGATCCATCAGTATATTGATATGGTCTGTGAAAAGAATAAAGGGGTTGCCGTATTAATAGAGGCTAATCATACCTGCTGTTCTAATCGTGGTATTAAGCACGACTCAACTATGAGAACTGCTAGAATGTCGGGATCGTTTTTAGATGAAAAAGATAATTCACGGGCTGAGTTTTACAAGTTTGTGGAATTCGCTCAAAACGGTAAAGGGTCTGTTTCGTAAATCTATGAGTGTTACAGAAGAACAACTTGCAACCGCTATTGTAGCTAAAATGGCTGGTATAACTCTTATGGATGTTGATAAAAACACCGTAACGCAATCCTCGACTGGTCCTGCTACAAAAATTGACCCTAAGCAGTTTCTGCCTGGTGTTCAGCAAATGCAGCAAGATCGTCAAGCTGCTGCACTTGCTCAACTCAATAGAGAAGCTGAAATGATGCATCCATTACCGCAAGCTCAGTACCAACACCCTCAGTTACATCAGCCTATGCCAACTGCAAATGTTCAAACAGTAAGCACACCACAAACTCAAACACTTACAGGTCATGACCCAAACCAGCTTACTTTTGATTTCCTTGACGAAGCAACCACTAAAAAGTCATTAAAACAGTTGGATTTAATTGTAGACTATCTATACTCTATTAATAACAAATTAGATAAGGTGCTCTCGAAACGTGACTAATATACTATCTCTAAAAAAAGAATCCTTCGTTCAGAAGTTTCTTTTACCTATTAGCAAACTAGCTGATAATATTTCTATTTCGTTTAACGATGAAGAGATATCTACTACCTGTGCTTCACCTGACGGTTCTATAGTATTATTAGCTACCTATAAGACCGATACAGCTGTTAAAGGCATACCCCGTATTAATCTTCCTGATGTTAAGAAGTTTATTCGTCTTATTGACTGTGTTGATATAGATACGATAGCTCTCACTATTAAAGACAACCATCTCAATTATGAGACGCCTTCTCAAAAATTTAATTACTTTCTCTTAGAGGATAGCTATATGCAGAGATGCCCTGTTAATCCTGATAAGATTAATAAGCTCAAATATGATACCGGTTTTATACTTTCTAGTAGCAAGTTTAATGATGTCCTAAAGGGAAGCTCTATTGCTACAGATTCTGATAAGCTTTATTTTTATACTAAGGACGACAAAGTCTATGCTGAATTAAATGATTACGAGAGACAGAACATTAATAATATTACCTACCTTGTATCAGATAAATTTGTTGGGGAGCAAATTAAAAATACCCTTCCTTTAAACTTAGAAAATATTAGACTTTTAGCAGGCATTAAATGTAACGAGTTTACTGTGAAGGTTAACAACGAACTAAAGGTAACTCTCTTTCAAATTGAAGAGGAAGGAATAACAATTAAATTTATTATTTCAGCCCTTGTAAAATAAATTATACCTCTATAAGTCTTATTATGTCAAATAAACTATCCACACTAGGTTATACTTTAAAGCGTTTGAGAGATTCTGGTTACTACGCACACAAAATCTTTACAGAATATAACGATGCTGACCCTCGTGCTTGGACAATTATTATTGACCCGGGTGTTAGTTCTGTTTTTTGTACTTGTTTTATTAATGAGCCTTTTTACGGTGATTCTTATTTTGAAATCCAGGATGGGGATAGAAATATACCTGGCCGTTTGAAGATTCAAACATCTTCTTTTGAAGTATTAATTGAACATCTAGTCAAATATAATATTAATAATAAAGCACCAGGTTACACGCTACACCGGCCATTATCACCGGAAAAAAAATAAATATTAACAGTATGCCTGGCGATGACAAGTCAAAAAAGAAACCCAAAAAAGTCTATCGCAAAAAGAAAACTGATGCAATGGGACTTAGTGCATTAAACACTGAAGATCAGGTTTTACCAGAAAAACAAAAACTTCAAGTTGAGGAAGTTATTAAACAAGCATTTCTTCGTTTTTACGATAATGCGACCCTCAAGCAACATAAAGTAAAAGACCTTGAACAGTTAGATACTGTTATAACTGAATATCTCAATACATTTATGCTGTTGGGT